AATTCATGTCCCTATTCTCTAGAACCAAAGTCTCAATTTCCTGTGCAAATTTGGCAGGACAGAAAAACTTGCTGGCCATTACCTTTTCTAGTTCATCCTTTGACATTCTTTGCCCCAGTACTGTTAGATACAAATTCTTTAATATATCTCACTAATAACTTAATATAATCCCCTTTGTTCCTTTTGTCAAACACTTTCACCTCACCACCAGGGGTGACCATAATGGTAATAAGTTTCTTAACAGGAATCTCAGTTAATTCATAGTAAGCAGCAGCATAAAAGGTCTCCTGAACGAAATAGTTTTCCAACCACTTCTCAGGTTTAATCTTCTCAGATGTTTTGAAATCTATTACCGCTAACTCTCCTTCATATTCCGCAATACAATCAACTCTTCCAGCAAGACCAAGGTACTCGGAGTATAAAGTTCTTTCTATAGCGTGTATGTTATTTATCTTGTCCAGATATGGTGCCGCATGATGAAACATAAACTTAGTAGCAGGAAGGTAATCCTCCCACACCAAATCTCTATTCTCCAAATATGCCTGAGCAGCTTCATGAAAATCTGTGCCACGGGTGGTTGCTCTCTTGGTAATTTTGTTTGCTTCCTCAATACCAATCCTCTTACGCCAATCAATAAAGATTTGTCTGTTATAAAAGGAAGTTACTGAAGTAATAGAAGGAACCCACTGACCATCAGGGAGTTCATACAACCTACATCCAGGAGTGTCTTTCTTTGTTAATTCAAGTTCACCTAAGTAATTACAATGCTCAAACTTCATAAACCAAGTTCCAATTTAGCAAGAATATATTCCTTGACCAATCCGGAGCGAACAATATCTTCTACTCCAAACTCAATGACTTCCATAGATGACATCAGACGAAGAATCCTCATGAAGTCAACGATACCATTCCTCTCATTCTCCCTCGTAAGGTCAGTCTGAGTAGCATCACCACAGAACATAATCTTTGAGTCTTGACCAACTCTTGTCATTATACTATCAAGTTCGTGATAATTCAAGTTTTGGTATTCATCTACTATAATAATAGACTTATCAAAAGTTGTTCCCCTAATGAATGAGGTGCTCCAGAAGTCAATAGTATCCTGTGCTTTAAGATTCCCGTAAAGCATTTGAAAGTCTGCTTCTGTAGGCATCTCAAACATATACTTTACCATAGCCTTGTAAGGTAACTGATAAAGTGTGGACTTATCTTCATGATCACCAGGAAGGAAACCAATTTCCCTAGTAGCAACAAGACTCCTAACAATATATATTTTTTCGTAAGGAGTTTCTTGGTCCAGGACATCTTTGAGTGCGTTGTAGAGTGTAATAAATGTCTTACCTGTACCAGCACATCCATATGCCACAACATTTTTATTCTCTGCATATGCATTAAATAAAAGTTGCTGGTTTGGTGTTAAGGGTTCAATCTCCCTTAACATATCAGTATTAATTGGTTTCTTTCTCTTCATCTGCTTGGCGGTCATCCCGACGCCTATTGGTTGATCCGTTTTCTTTTTCCTTGGCATACTTAGAAACTATAATCGCGATGTTTACGAACTGTGGCACCAGGTTGTTTGGATGCTCTGTCTAGTACTTCATTCCATCCACTAGACTTTGCTTCACCAGTCCATTTAAACTCAGTTGACATACTAGCACACCCGGCTTGCCAATCTTTCTGCCATCCAGGATTGTCTTTACACCATTGATCATAAGCTTTCATAGTCATAGAAAGTTCTTTCTTCTGTTTAGATTCTTTATGTATTACTGGGTATGTTGGCATTTGATAATAATAATGTGTAAATTTATTTAGACCACTGAAGGGCCGCGGAGACAGTAGGAAATTCTTTCATAAAAACCTTGCGAACATTCTCTACAAGATCCATATGTTCTTTCTGAGTTCCATGTGCAGACCTTAACTCAATATAATGTATCCATGATCTCACTGAACCAGTCATATACAATCTAGTAGGTGTAGCAAGAGGAAGCACAAACCTTGCACACTCTTTTGCAATACCATCATGAAGCATCTCTTTATAGAGGTCTATAGATGCATCAAAATGTTTTCTCATTTTAGTATTAAATTTCTCAACCACTGCTGGTTCTACATCGTCAATACTATTCTGTCTATTCTTTTCATCCTGACTACGCAGTTCAGGCAAAGGTATATCCTCCCTAATGTGAGAGACATCCTGATACCGTTGAGAGAACTCCTGATAGGTGAAGGAACGGTGCCGTAGTATCTGTGCAGCAAGTCCTCTAGTGGTATTAATCTCCACCGTCATAAATGCCTGCTCAAAGACACTCCAGTGCCCATGCTGAATACAATACCTTAATAGACCAGCGAACTTATCGTTCTCCTGGTTCTCAGGGTTACTAACACGAGCAACATATGCAATTGTCTTCTCCGCATCTGGAGTAACACTTATCAATTTAATCTGGGTATCCGTCGTCGTCATCAAAGACCTCATCGTAATCGTTTAATTGTGGAGTCAATTCTTTATAGTTATCATACTTATATGCATCAATATCAGAATGTACTTCTGATTCTAATGAATCTACAAGCAGTTTAAGATTCTTAACAATGAGTTTTAATTTAGTTTTATCCATTTTGTTTCTCATTATTTAGAAACCATCCAGATTTTAGCACAAAAAAAGAAGGGCATCAAGCCCTTCTTCAAATTAGTCCAAGTAAGACTTAGTTCACTTCGCACACACAGTTTTTGACTCTGTATGCTTGATGCCTCTGTAAGTTAATTCAGAGACTTGCTTCTGACAGGTTTTGCTGTCATTGGTATCGTACTTGATACCACGGTAAGTGACTTGTGCCATGTTGTTACTCCTAAAGTAGTTGGATTTTAAGGTCCGTTCCTTTAGTCGTTTGCGTCCCCGTAAAGGGATGAACGAAATCCGTTCCGCGACTTACTTGCGACCCCGAAGGGTTGAACGTATGTGCTAATACTAACACAGTTACTTTATTTAGTCAAGCAGTACCGTTTTTACATATCTTCAATCTTATAAGGACACATTATCCTCTCAACGATACCACGGGCACTCTTATTATGCTCAATGAGTTTATTCATCCAAATTCTTTCTGCCAGAGTAACTGACCGTCCTAATTTTACTCTACAAGCAATCTCAGTTACTCGCAATCTACTATCTTTAGAAAGCATTAATCACAAGGGGTAAAAGAGTATGTTCTGCCTGTTGTATTGCTCGCTGTAGAGACTCAACAGTATCCCCTGGTAGAATGGGAACCTCCTGCTGTTTAATTATAGCACCAGAGTCTAACTCTTCTGTTACAAAATGAACAGTGGCACCCGTTTCATCATCTCCACTCTCTAATGCCTGCTGTACTGCATTCAATCCCTTATACTTGGGTAGTAAAGATGGATGAAGATTTATAATACGTCCAGCAAATGCCTCACAGAATTTCTTAGTCACAACTCTCATCCATCCTGCCATTACAATAAGATCTACCTGATAGGTATCAAATATTAAAATAATATTATCCTCCTCCTTACTAGCAATCCGAACAGAGGGTACCCCTAACAAATCTGCTCTCCTTTTTGCACCACACTTCTTCTTATTATAAACCATGAGTACAACTTCATGGTCAGGACAAGAATGGACTATATTTTCAAAGTTAGTCCCCTCTCCAGAACACATAACTCCGATTCTCATCGCGAGACTATCCCCATAGATGGTGGAACAGAACTAACAACAGGATTTTTTGTCCTATTTAAGAGACTAATAAATTTATCTGCTGCAAATGTACCACCCACACACACAGATATTTCATCTCCATCATCCCATACAGGGTCTCCATTCTTCTTACGCATGTCTAGAGCCTTCTCTAGATCATCAATAATCTTCTGAGTGATTTTCATTCCCAAGTCCTCTGAGCAGATTTTGTTTTGGAATTCCATGTATGTCGTACAAACATATTCCAGAATCTATGATAACCCAATTGCATTCCCATTGCAACCATTAATCTATCAACCAAATGTGCTGTTATTAAATTGAGTAAAATATAATAAAATATTTGATTAAGTAAAACTAAAGTCATAATGGTCTCCCATGCTTATCAAGTAACCCCATCTTCTTTACTTGATGGAGATTGGATTTCTTCTGACGCTTTTTAATCTTCTTATATTCTTTAAGAAGTTTATCTATTTCTGACTCAGATATATTAACCTTCAATTCATCTACATCTTCATCAGCCTCTGCTACAGTCCTCTGAGCAAACCCCAGTCCACTCTCATCTTCATTCTTCTTCCGTTCCTCTTTATCATCAACATAATCATTGATAACTTCTTGAATCTCATCTTTAATGAGGTCATTTATCTGAGCTCGTAGAAGATCATCATCCATTACTCTTTCTCCTTTTCTTCTTCTCTGGTTGCTTATATCCCCACTGAGAAGGATTTATTGTACCATACCCCCAGTCAATCGCCTGTAAGGCACCTTTACCATACTTATCATAGTAGAGGTCAAAAATGTTAGCAGGCTTCGCTGAACGGGTTACATCAATACATTGAGTATCCTTGTGAATATACCTCACAATATATGCATCGCTAGGGAACTTCTTATCTTCTGCTTTATCTTTGGTTGTCTTCTCTAAGAGAATCTCACATTGATAATCAGAAGGTTTAAGTTCTACAACAACCTCTTCTCCTTTATCTACAACAACTTCTTCTTCAGCCACTACGTCACCTCCTCTCCTTCGCATTTGGCCACCAGCATTCACGCTCATGAACGATCACCCCATTCAATATCCGGATAAGCTGTCTTAACCTGATCAAGAGTAACTTTATACACATCTTTCAATCTCTTATCCTTCACCATGCAAATAATTTCTGCTTCCTTAGGATGAAGTCCTTCAAGCATCTGAACAAACATAGATTCTCTACGGAGATTATTCAACCCATCATTACCACCTTTAACAAAATGGTACAGTTGCTTCCACTCTCTCCTTAAAGATGTGTGATCAGTACCAACAGGAACTTCATTAGGTTTGTAAGGTACATCACCATCAGGTAAAGCAGATTGAACACTCTCATCAAAGTTCCAAATAAGAACTGCTGTTAGAGAATCATCCCGATACTCTTGAAGAATTGCTACCTTCTTTGCCTTTGTCTTCTGTTCATCTACCAACTCCAAAATCTCATGAATAAAAGGATTGGGTGGAAGCTTAATTCTTTTTTGAGGAGTCCTAGGCTTCCTAGTCGTCGTCTTCTTCGGTGTCGTTGTCATAATTGTTTTCAAAACGTACTGCTACAATTTCATCAGGAACTAATTGTCCATTGGCATCAAACATCTCCGGATGCGCATATACTACCTGAGGTGTGGTTTCATAAGAATGTTGTCTTGCAATCCATCCTATCATACCTCCCACTATTAATGCAAGGAGTGAAACTACTGTCGTCAAAGTTAATGTTACTATGGTCGTTTCCATGGCACTTCTCCAGAGAGATTATTTTTTTCTAATATCCAGATAGAAATTAAAATGAAATATAATCTCCCTCTTTAAGAAAGCAAACATATTTCCAAACTTTATCTGAAATGTTTTGGGTGGGTCTCTTTTCCTCCTATTTCTTAGTAATAATTCTACACCCTTATTGATTTCGGGTTTGTCATTATTTAGATCCTTTGCTGCGTCTTCCGGGGCGTCTGTCATTACTATACCTCACTGCATCCTCAAGAATATTACCCAGATATATCATTATTTTTCTTGCCTGAGGTTTAGGTATGTGATGATATGCCTCACGCAATTGCTGATGCTCACTATCACGACCTCCTTTAATATACTCCCTTAGTTCTACTACTTCCTCAGCAAGTTCCTTAGCAGTAGAACTCCGAAGAAAAGAATCTATCTCTGCCTTTGTTGTCTTACGATACTTTAAGAACTCATAAAACTTCAGAGTCAACTTCCCCTGAAAAGCATACTCTATGGCATGCTCAATCAAATCATACACATTTTCAAAATCATCTTTCATTACACCAATTTATTTTCCTTTAGGTATTGTACTGTTTCTGTACAACCCCCAAGATTATCGCCATTTAAAACTACTTGAGGGAAGGTAGAACCTGGACCGAATTGTTGATAAAAACTATCACGGTCGAAGTCCCGATCAAGTTTATATATAACATGCCTTAATTCTGCGAGCTGTAACACCTGTTGTATTTTGTCACAGTAAGGGCAACCTTCACGTGAGTAAACCGTGAAATTCTTAAGGTCGGTCATGCTTTTTTATAAAAATTTATTTAGTAGTTTCTATATCGTATTCTATCACAATCTTCTTAGAAGTTCTACCACTATGGTCTAAAGTAATATATTGATTCCACTCACCTTTAAGTAATTTTGCCATCATATTCCTATCCAATCCACACAAATACTCTGCGTTCTTTACTGCCGTGCGAACGGACTCCACTCCATCTGGATACCTCTTAACACTAAACCCATGCTTATCTAACTCATGACCCTCATCATCATACTTCCTATCCTTAATATCAGATTGAAACTCACTCATTATCCTTACCCATTAAACGATCATACTCTTCTGCTCCTTTAATGTAGGCATTCTTTAACTCCTCAATATCCCACTTAATTTCTTCTTCCTCTTCCTTCTTATCCAGAAAGTTATCTAAAGCATCTAAATCAGAGTGACTCATCTACCCTCACGCGAACGATTTCTAATAGTTATATGATTACCTTCGATAGCAAAATCTAAGAAATCAGTATGGTCCCAACCAAGTTCTTCATAAAGACCATTTAACTTATCCATATCATCCCACAAATCAGTGGGAGTAGGTTCTCCCCAAAAAGGATTATCTTCCATTAAGCAAATTGCCTTAGTTGTTGTAGTATATATTTGTATGCCTCTACTATATCACCTTCATCTTTACGAAACAAGTCTTTATCAAACCTTTCTTTCGTTCCTCTCTTCCACAATCTCATGTTATCAGGGGACAATTCATCTGCTAGATACAAATCTCCATGAACATCATACCCAAATTCCAATTTAAAATCAACAAGATCCATACCCATAAGAGTAAAGAGAGATTGTAATTGATGATTAATCTCCAGTGCTTGCTCCTTCATAGGTGCAGGGTCAATACCCATTAATCTCACACGATCATAGGTAAGTAATGGGTCATCCTTAGCATCATCCTTTAAAAAATACTCAACGATAGGTGGTTGTATCAGTGTCCCTTCCTGTAGAGTAGTAGTCTTAACAATAGACCCGGCAGCAATATTCCTAACAATAACTTCTACAGGTACAATGGTAAGTTTTCTACACAACAAAGTATCCAGTCCCTCAGTCCCAAGATAATGAGTTCTGATACCCAACTCTCCCAACTTCTCAAACAATAATGCTGAGATAAGACAACATATCTTACCTTTCTCAGGTGGATACTCTACTTGCTTACCATTCCAAGCAGTAACCTTGTCATGAAATTTAATGGTTACTTTATCTGCCTCACCAGGCACATCATATACAGACTTTACTTTTCCTTCAAGGATGGGTTCAGTGAGGGTCATAAGATTTTAAATATACTACAAAAGAACATACTGCTACCACTGCCATTAATCCAACCACAGAAACAATATTCATAACGAATTAAAATTTTACTATACCACAGGATATTCTCTTCCGTCAAGGTCAAAATAAGATTGTGGTAATGGTTCCGGATTATCATATGGTCCTTCTAACTTTGCTTTATATTCACGTTCATCTAACACCTCATTAATAAGTATCTTCATCTCCTTCACATAAGTGGGAGTGAATAACCTATGAGGTTTAACCATCATAGGGTTATACTCCTGTGGAGCATTCTTAAACTTCGCAGCCTCTTCAGGACTCATCTTAGGACTGAGCCCTTGAGTATCAATATAATCTTGTGTCATTACCCTTTCCAAATCATTTCAGGCATTGCTTGGGGTGCCTGTCTGCCCACAGTAAACATTAGTATAGCATACCCTAGGAACCATAGTACATTAACTATGAGTGCTTGTCTATAGAAGAACTTCCTTACTCCCATAGCACGGTTAATCCATTGTAGATCTTGGTGCCACTCTGGATTACTCACCCTCCTTAGTATCTGCTCAATGATAACAGCAACAATCGTCGCTACTATCAAAGGAAAAAACATGAAGTCCAGGAAGGACATAAAAATAATTAGTGTTTGCATAGTTCTTTACCAGTCTGGATAGTCCCACAAAATAGGTCCTGGGTCTTTTCTACGATGTTTTCGACAAACTCTTTTAATTGTACACTCTTTACATTCATAGGAATAAGAAGAAGCGAGTCTAACATTCTTACGAGTCTTATAATAACCGTCTATTAAATTTTTTTCAACCCCACAAACCCTACACTTCCTCTCTTGGAGTAGAAGATGGGCAAGTTTAAATTGCTCGTCTAATTCCATACATTAAAAAGGACCCTACACTAGTTAGGGTCCTTTATATCCTCTTTAGCATCAAATCTTTCAATCAATATCTCTTTCAACACATCTTTTAACTCATCAAGGGGAACACGTTTCTTATATTCTTCTCCTACCTGTAAGTGTGAACCACCTACAGTAATATTATATCCCAAACCACCTTTAACTTTAGTACCAGTAAGTCCTATACCACCCATATATGCCTGACCACAACTATTAGGGCATCCAGTCCAGTGTATCTTCACTTCCTCTGGTATCTCTAACTCATTATCCAACTCTCTTGCTATCCTCTCAGCATCACCCTTAGTATCAGTAATAGCAAATCCACAGAACTGACTACCAGTACAAGATACAGTACCAGCTGCAATTGATCTTGGTTCTAATGGGAAATAACGTTCTATAATTACATCCTTCTTCAGAAAATCTAATTGGTCTTCTGGTATATTAACCAGGATTACATTCTGATCTTCTGTTAAACGAATCTCACCACTACCATACCGACTAAGTAGAGAAAGTCTATGCAAATCTACAGCATCCAAACGACCTACAGGTATATGAATTCCTGCATAGTACAATCCTTTCTGCTTCTGTTTATGTATACCAAAGTGTGAACGGGGTTTCCTCTGGAACTTTGATCCAGGATCACGAGCAAGAGGACCATACTCCTCTACTACCATCTCCCTAAACCTCTTGACACCAACAGAATCTAAGTAAAGTCTAAACCTACCTTTAGGTCTCTTATCTCTCTCACCATTGTCCCTCCATAGTTTGATGATAGTTCCTGTGAGACGACTCATATCTTTTGGTAAAACCCATGCGTTTAGTGGCACTGCATAGTCGTTCATTTGGGAAGACAAAATCCCACCTATCCATACGCCAAATCCCATCGTTCCCCATCTTCGTACAGGATGGAAAACGATGTCGTTGTGAAGTAAGAAGTTGTCTTTTGCTCCTGCTACTGCTGTATTCCATTTCCTTGGTAGGTTAGAGA